CATCAAGTAACTTGTTAAGATTACCACAGTTACCACTTTGTGCAGCTTGCATAAGCTTGTCATAATAATACTGAGTACCTTTCTTTGGTTCTAGCTTTAGTTCAGGGAAGAGCTCTAGTTTCATTCCTCCTTCAGGAAGATCAGTATCATCAATGTACTGATTGATTTCCAAATCCATTGCTATGTTAGCAACGTTATGATCTGTCAAGTGTTTGTAATCAGTCAAGTGAAAGAAACCAATATGAAGCAACTCATGCTTGAGTAAACCTCTTTGTGTAGGCATTGTAAGCTTAGTCCAAAATTCTGTATTAATATCAAGCTGATAGTTAATACCATTCAGACTTACACCTGCTGTTGGAATTTTGTCATTCCATCTCTTGTTCAGCATTATCAGAAACATCCCGTAAAACGGTTCCCTCAAGATCAGATCCTTGACTGTCTTGGCTAGTTGTTCTTCTCTCATCTTTGTTAGTTTTAATTGTGATTATCAGCTCATCAATAACAATATCTGTTTTGTTAAGCTTTTGATTTAAGTTTATTCTCAAGCGGTTTGCATACGCATCAAAGAACAGTTTCAGATCTTCAATGTCAGTTGTATACAAAAGCACTTTACTTAAAAGTTTTTTGTATGTGCTAGGCGGGTCCATAATATCAAATCCTATGGCTCTTAATAATTTTGTTGTCTCTGGTGCGTGAACTTTCCATAATTCTGGAGCAACATTACATTCTAGAAACAAGAGTCCTATATACATGATGTTAGGTTTAAACTCTGCTTGCTCTATGCAAGTCAAACCTACTACTGTATTCTCTTTGTCTAAAGAATTCAACATTGTTTTAATCTGCGGATACGTGTCTCTGCTAAGTTTTATCATTTCTTCTTTGCTTTTAGTATTATTTCAAAATCACTAATCAGTACCGGTGTAATCTTTAAGATTACAGCATTGTAAAAGTTTTCTAATCTTACTCTGAATAATTCAGCTTGCTCTTCTGTATTAACAAACTTGTATAAGTCTTCCCAAGAAGGAGGAAAGTACCCAGAATCAATGTCATGACCATCATTTTTCAAAGCTCCTACACTTTTAGGCGTGTTATTAGTCCAGGTCCATCTTTCTAAATTTGATTCTTTCATGAGTAATAGCAACATGAAGGGATCTTTTTTCTTCATGTTCTCAAGAATTTCAAATGCTACAACTTGATCATCCCTTTTTGCATTTAAAAGTTTGAGTAGTCCATCATAAGTATCCTGTTGCAATAAGTCTACTGTTGATTGTTCTTTCTGTTTCATCTAATTTTAATTTTTCTGTTTTTATCATCCACGGTTTTGGTGTGTTTATATTATCTACCCACTCTTTTGCACTTGGTATTTTACCATTGCAGTCTTCTTTTACATGTTGTTCACCAATGTATCTGGTGTAGACTTTTCTGCCATCAGAGTTTATGATGTATATACCAAAAACTTTTTCTGATTCAAAGATTCCTTCTGAGTGATGTCTGAACATTCTATGTATAGAGTGTCCAACCCAAGCTTTTGTTTCATCAAACCAATTATGAATTGGCATATAGTCTTCTTCTTTGCCGCCCCAGCGTTTAACTGAAGAACGGCTGTGGTCATACGGATGTGCCATTAGTCAGCTTCTATTATACCTTGATGATCAAACTTCTCTTTAGTCATCTCATATACATAATTCTCAATAGTGTAATCACCATTAGGAATATTCAGATGTATTGTACCGTATCCACCGTCATTGTTATACCAGTCTTCAACATGATCAAGAAGTCTATAAAACTTTCTTTCTAACTCAAGTTCAAAGTCTTCAGTAAAACCTATATCTATTCTACTTTGCATATCATCTTCATTATCTGTATGTCTTAGGTACCACACATTATCTATCTGACCGCTGTCACCACTACCTGAGTATTGACAGACTACATGTTTTATACCTTTGTCTGCAAGTGTTATTAATAATTCTGTTGTTGTCATACGTTTTTCTGTTTATAAAATCTACCTAATATGTTTCCGTTTAAGTACATGTCACTCTCAAGTACACCATATAAGAACTGGTGTTTTACCTCTTGATAAGTCAATTCTGTTTTGCTATAACAGATAGTCAAGATTTCTCTTTTAATCTGAATACCTTCCTTATGAGCTGCTTTAAGGATATCATTGCTACTATAATAAGCATGATAAGCAAGCTTGGATACTCTGACGTAGGTCTTTTTTCTCTTATCTTTTGGAGCTGCCTTTTTACCCAGCTTTTTCTTTGTGTTTGCATAAAAATTCTTTTTGCCTATATAAGCTACAGACTTGCCGTTAATAATTGCACTCATTATGTAAACAAAGCCTACAGCACCTTCTGGTATGTGTTCATCTTTGTATACATGACCTTTGTATGTCCAACTCATAATAATTCTTGTTTTAAAATTGGGGTTAATACTTCTTGAACTTTTCTTATACCATGATCCCGGATAGAATCACTAAGATCTTTTGACATTGAAAGAAGGGCATAGTTTATACCATGCTTTTCTTTATAGTTCTTCATGGCATTAATACCAGCATCATCATTGTCAAAGAGGGTACAGATGTTCTTGTACTTCAATTTGTATGAGTTCATTACATGCTGTGGTATAAGCGTGTTCTCACTGTCAGGTGCCACAGCCTCTGCTTCTTTGTAACCAAGTTTCATAAAGGCCATTACATCCTTAAGAGAACTGCAGATCACAAGATACTTTGTCTTCATTGTGAGTTGATCAGTACCCTGAATATAATCTCTTACTTTAATAAACTTGTTGTCCTTCATCATTGGCTGATAAATCTTATACAGGGTTCCATCTTCTCTGAAGAAACCATATATGTAATACCTGCCAGTTATAGTCAGTACACGATCATCATCTTCTTTCTTCATGGTATATGAAGACAGAGGAAACACATTATACTTTTCTAAAATCTTTGAACTAATACTAAACTGGGTCCAATACTTTTGATCTAGTGTTGTCCAATTAGTTTTAACAAAATCAATTACCTTGTATTTTTTCTGAATCTTAAACTCCCGTAGTGAATAATCATCTTTGTTAATCAACAGCCACTCATTGTAATCATTTACAATTTTGTGTGCAGTCTCACCTCTTGTGGTAAGATTAAAAAGATTTTGTACAAGAGCTATAGAATCACCTGATATGTTTGTAGAGAAATCTTTGAACATGTAATGGTTGGTCTTAGCTACAAACAAATTAAATGATGGTCTCTTGTCCTTTGGATTAAAAGGAGAGAGTATCATTAGATTCTGACCACACAGTTTATCTGAAAGCTTCAGATAATATTCAAAGATCCATTCTCTGGGGACCTCAGTAAGTTCTGAGATAAGCGTCTTTGTTCTAATCATAGTTGTATAAAATAAAAAAGGGGCTGTTACACCCCTTTTATTCTTGTGAATTATTAAGTTAGTCTAATTGAAAATCAGAACTTGCAGGACCTGAAATGGTATTGTCATCAGAACCAAACTCGCTAACGCTTTCAGTCTTCTTCTTCTTAATATGCTCAGTCTCATTGAATGTCACAACTCTGGATACACCATAAGCAGGACCAGCTTTGCTATACTTAGGCAAGAACAAGTCATAATTGTTATAGCCATTCTTGTCTACATACTCTTTACCACCGAAGCAATAGTCTAACACAACTCCTTTGAAAGGCTTGTCTTTGTCAAACTGTTTGAACAAAGATTCAATTGTGTCATGCTTGCCATCTTCATTAAGAAGCCAATCTCCACAACCTAGAGCTACGCACAAATTCTTTAAGAACTTAAGCATCTCAGCATCACGGCTAATAACTATACCTTTTACTGTTTTGCTATCTGCATATGCCCACTCACTAGCTTTTACTCTGCCTACTTGTCCCTTGTGACGACCTTTTGCCTCATTGCTTTTGTCAATGAAAAAGCCTTCAAATTCAGGACCCATATCAGGACCTTCAACATGTAAGACAATGTGATAAGAGTTTTCTTTAAACCTGAATTCTTCAAGTGTTACAGAATTGATTGTGCATTTGTGGTTTCCTGGTTGCAGCGTTTTAGGTACTCCGCCTTCTCCGCCAGCTTTGATGTCTTTGGTGTTTAATTTTCCCATTTCTTTTTAGTTTTAATTTTCATATTCTACAATTGATCTTTTTACAAAGCCTAAATCATTTGGAATTTCAAAGTCATTGAACATTCCCTTAGGTGACTTGCATGTATTCTCACCGTTGTTAGCGGTTTCAAAGACATACTTTACCCCAGTTTCTTTTGACTTTTTCACCTTGCCAAATAAAACAATTGAAAACAAGCCCTCTAATGTAAGAACATTATCAATCATTTTACCTATGGTTTTAGCTTTTAATTTTCTGTTAC